GAGATGGTTCTGCTTTAACAGGGGTAACAAGTACTCCTATTGCTTGGTTAGAATCTTATAGTCCTTTTAAAAATGTTTGGAATAACGGATTTGGTAATATAGCAACAAATACATCATTTGGGGATAATGCTCTATCTAAGACAACCGGTGCTGGTGGAAATACAGCAATTGGGTACAGTGCTATGTACCTTGCCTCAATTGGATATGGAAATACTGCATTAGGTGAAAGTGCTCTTTATCAGCACAGTGGAAGTAACAATGTTGGAATAGGACAAAACGCACTAAAGCTTGCCACAGAAGGGTTCGGCAATACTGGAATTGGTAATTTTGTTCTTTATAAAATATCAGGTTCATACAACACTGCTTTAGGTTGGAGTGCCGGAGCTTATGCTTCAGGAAGCGGTAATCTATACCTAGGTGCTAGTGCAGGTTCTGCAACAGATGTTATTGAAAATTCTAAACTATACATAGCATCAGGATCAGGTACACCCCTAATTGGAGGTGATTTTGCTTCAGGCTCAGTAACAATTAACAATATACTAACACTTGCACCTAGAGCAACAACACCAGCAACAGCAGAAACAGGTAGCATAATGATATCAGGGAGTGGAATAGACTGCAAAATGTATGTATATCTAGGACGCGGAATGGCAGGAAATGGCTGGGCAGCAATTAACGCAACTTAAAATAAGGTAAAATAAAAATGTGGTTATATCAAAATAAAGAAATTAAAGAACTAGAAGATATGCCCGGAGACAACTTCGGGTTTATCTATGAAGTAACACATCTACCAACCGGTAGAAAGTACTTAGGAAAGAAACAACTTATTTCTGTTACAAAAAAAGCTTTAGGTAAAAAAGAATTAGCTTTAATAACAGATAAAAGAGCTAGTAAATCTAAAATAGTTAGAAAAGAATCTGATTGGAAAACCTATTACGGTTCCCACTTAGAAATAAAAGGCTTAATAAAAGAAGGAAAACAGTCGGAATTCTCAAGAGAAATTCTTATCTTTACTCCAAATAAAAAGTTACATACATACTATGAGAACAAATTCCTATTTATAAAAGGAGTAATAGAACCAGATTCCAACTATATAAATGATAATATAGAAGGAAGATATTTTAGAAAAGATTTCTTATGATAAAATTACAAGAAGTAGTAGGATTACCGAACCTACAGTACCACTTAGACAACAAGCTGACACTATCTGAATGTGTCTACCGCTATTCCTCTAATTCGTTTATACAATTGTTTGCTGAAGCAAGACAAGCCTTTAGAGACGGTAAAATTGTATTAAGTGAACAAGATATTCAACTACTAGAATTAACAGATATTGGACAATACGGAATGTATGAAGGACAAAAAGTACCTTTAGATCTTCCAATGGTCGATGAAGAACTTGATGAAGGAGAATACAGAGGTAAAGATGTTCCTTTAAATAAACCAAAAAGAGGCGGTTCTAAAAAATTCTACGTTTATACTAAGAATAAAAAAGGAAACGTAGTAAAAGTATCTTTTGGAGGTACAACAGGATTGAATGTTAAAATAGATGAGCCAGGAGCTAGATCTTCTTTCGCCGCTAGACATAAATGTGCTACTAAAAAAGATAAAACAAAACCAGGATACTGGGCTTGTAATATCGGAAGATATTGGAAATCTTTAGGAGGAAGTAGAAACTTTAGTGGATACTGGTAATATGAGACCTTATTTTCAATTAGAGACATCAGAGTATCTTTATAGAAAATTTACACAAGATATCTCAGACGAAGAATTAGTATGGCATAGAGATGAGAATGATAGAGAGGTAGAGATATTAGAATCTACCGATTGGATGTTTCAATTCGATAATGAATTACCGCAAGTATTAAAAGATAAAGTTTTTATACCAAAAGAGGTCTACCATAGGCTTATAAAAGGAACAGGAACGTTAAATGTAAGAATAAAAGAATACTAATGATACAGGATATAATAGCAGGCATAATCGTATTAGGTGCTTTTGCAATTCTATTAAATACTTTACTATTTATAATTAAACCTAAAAAGGAGTAATACTAATTATAAAATTCTAATGGACGGAGGAGACATAGCGTATTATTGGATAGCAGCGGTTGTTACCTTAGCATTGTATTTAATTGTAGAGGAATATAAAAAAAAATAATTAATGAAAAGATCACAACTAGTAAAGTTAATAAAAGAAGAAATTAACATACAGGATAACGGACCAGAAGAAGCACAGTTTGATACAGAGTTAATGTCAACTGCTAACGGTATTGCAGCAGCTATAGGTACAGAATTAAAGAATAAAAAACAACAGAACGAAGGTCAGTTAGATGAAGCAATTGTAGCAACTGTAATTGTAGGAGTTTTAACAGGAAATGCACTTATAGGGTTTATTTCTAAAATGGCTGCTAGACTGTTAAAGAAACTTAACTGGAAAAAAGGAGAAGACTTTGCAGAAAAAATACACCACTGGGCACATGATAATGAAAAAGCTTTTCAATCTCCAATTAAAAGAGTGTTAGGGTTTTTTATAAAAGATCCAAATACATTAGAAACAACAACTAAAGCTATCTATGCAATTGTTATTGCAAGTATGGCAGCAGGATATGGAGCAGAAGCAGTAAGCGGATTATCAAAAGCAGATTGGTTTCAAGGAGCATTATCTTCTTTAAAAACAGTAGCCAAAGCAGATGAAGCAATACTAAATGCATACCCAGCAATTAAATCAATACTATAAAACATATATAATGAAAAAATCTGAATTAAAAAGAATTATTCAAGAAGAATTAAAAGGGTATTCAAAGTATGCTCCAGAAGGAGAAACTAAAGGAGGTACTACAGATGACTTTAGAAACATCTTAACAACAATTGCTAAAAGTGTTCCTAAAGAAGATTCAGAAGAGAAAACTGTTTCTGAAAATTCAATAAACTTTAATGAAGAAGAGATTAAAGCACAATTTCCTGATCTAGATCTTAGCTACGGTTTTAAAGGAGAAAATATGCATGAAATTAGATCAATAAGAAAACGAAATCTAACAAAAGAGGAGTTTGAAAGTATAATTTCATTTTTAGAAGATAGAGGATATACTGTTTTGCGTAATAAATCTACTATGGATCTTGATGATGATGGTGACAGGTGGTACTACCCTTCTATCATATTTACAGCACCTACTGAAGCTTAAAAAACGGTGATTAGTATTTATAAGATATTAAAAGAGGTAATTACGCCCTCTCAAGAGTACCAAGAACTTGTTAACAATATTGTTGATGAAGGAGGAGAGTATTTAGGAGAAGGAGATTATGGAGCAGTATTCTTAGTAGGAAATAAAGTAAAAAAAGTAACTACTGATTCAGAAGAATTGGAAGATGCACAACAAATAAAAGGACAAAAAACTAAATACTTTGTATACATATACGATGTAGAAGTTAGAAATCCAAAACTAGGAATCATCACAATGGATAATCTAGAACCTTTTACAGGGTCTGAGAAAGATGTTCCAATTGATGATATAATGGAAGAAGCAGAAATGCTAGGAATATATCCGGACTTAGAAGGACCAGGAGGTTCAATTAAAATGGATAACCTAATGCAAGATAGGTATTACGGTAATATAAAGGTAATAGACGTATAAAATAATTAAAGAAAGGCTTGTTTATTCAAGTCTTTTTTCGTATCTTAAGATGTCAATCGGTTATGTACATATATGAGTAGTAATATATTATTAGGTTTTATAGAGAACGTTTTAGGAAAATCCCACAAAAGAGCTAGGGAGAACTATGCCTTTACCTGTCCAAAATGTAATCATCATAAGCCAAAGCTGGAAGTAAACCTGTATACTAATGAAAAAGGTGAGAATCCTTTCGAATGCTGGGTATGTGGCTTTAAAGGGCGTACAATTAAGTCTTTACTTAAACAACTACAAGTACCTGCCGAACAAGCGTATGAAATACTTAAATACGTAAGAAAAGGTGATGAAATAGGGTATGCACCTACATCTTCCGTAGAACTTCCTAAAGAGTTTCAAGCTCTGTATACAGCATCAACCACATCTATTATAGCAAATAAAGTAAGGAAATACCTCTATAAAAGAGGATTTACCGATAGAGACTTCTTAAAATACAACATAGGTTACTGTACTTCAGGAGAATACACAGGAAGAGTGATTGTTCCGTCATATAACGAGAACAACCAGTTAAACTTCTTTGTAGGTAGGACATTCGAAGATGCTTACCATAAATACAGAAATCCAGAGTGCTCTAAGGATATAATAGGGTTTGAGAACCTAATCAATTGGTCACAACCTATAATCCTGGTAGAAGGGGTATTTGATGCAATAGCAGTAAAAAGAAACGCAGTACCAATACTCGGTAAGTCTTTATCAAAATCTTTGATAAAAAAGATAGTATCAAGTCAGGTAGAAGATATATACGTAGCCCTAGACAGGGATGCATTTAAAAAAGCACTCTCATACACAGAACAGTTTCTGAATATGGGAAAGAAAGTATATCTAGTAGATATGCAAGATAAGGATCCAAGCGATATGGGCTTTGCAAGCTTCACTCGTTATGTACAACAGGCAGAGGAAATGGACTTCGGAAAGTTACTCCGCTACAAACTATCATAATATGATACAAAAAGGACAGAATGTTTTGTCAGAACATGCTAAGAAGAGGTTAGATTTTAAACCTGAACTTAAGCAAATTAACTTCCTTGATAGGAGGGTTTATCAACGATCAGAAGGAGTATACTATCCTTCAGTTACTTCAATCTTACAGTACATGCCAAAGAATAAGTTCTTTGAAAGCTGGTTGAAAGATGTAGGACACAATTCAGACATTATAATGAGAAGAGCCGGAGATGAAGGTACTCAAACTCATAATGCAATTGAAGAGCTATTAGAAGGTAAAGAACTTACCTGGATGGATGATTACGGTAATGCCCGTTACAATGAATTGGTATGGGGAATGATTATGAAGTTTAAAGAGTTCTGGGATGTAGCAAAACCCGTACTACTCTTTACAGAAGAGTTTACCTACTCAGATACTCACAAGTATGCCGGAACTGCCGATATAGTTGTATCGATGAATGGAGAGAATTGGCTTATTGACTTTAAGACATCAAATCATTTACATAAATCATATGACTTACAACTAGCAGCTTATGCTAAATCAATCGAAGAAACAAAAGGTATTAAAATTGATAGAACAGCTATTCTTTGGTTGAAAGCATCAACTCGAGGAGCTGATAAAGCCGGGAAGAAGTTACAAGGTAAAGGATGGGAGTTAAAAGTGATTGATGATATAGAAAAGAACTTTGAATTATTCAAATTGATCTATAAATTATATGAACTTGAGCATCCAACAACAGAGCCGAAGTTTACATCATATCCAACCACTATCAAACTTTAGTACTATTTATTTAATATAATCGTTGGATAATCGAAAGAATATTCGTATATTTAGGTAAATAAAAAGTATAATGGGAGGAAACGTATTCGATAGTACAGCACCGATAAAAAAAGAGCATATTAAACCAACTCTATTAGAGTTCTTTAAGCAGTTCAAAACTATATTTCCAAAAGCAGAACCATTCTTTAGAGAGATGAAAACTCTAGGATCTGTAGGGAAAAAAGATTACTCAGGGGATATTGACCTAGCACTTGCCGGGTCATCCTTTGATAATGTAGAGGATTGGGGTCTAGATGAGAAACACGTTCAAGACCTATTTGTAGGGTTTAAGAAAAGAGCTAGAACATCTTCTGATGATCAGCTAATGAAAAGAGCTGTAATTGTAGCAATAGCACAAAAGATAGCAGAAGCAGATACAGAGATTATAGCAGATGTAAAAGGATCTTCTGCAGGAGCTTTATTTCTTCTATTTCCTCAATACGATGAGAATAACGAAGTAGTAGGACAAAACGTTCAAATAGATGTAAATGTAGGAGATGTAGATTGGTTACAATTTGCATACCACTCAGCCACTTACTCAGGAAACGTAAAAGGGTTACATAGAACACAATTACTTGTATCTTTATTCTCTCAGAAAGGATATACATTCTCTCACAATTATGGAGTAAAGGAGAAAGAATCACAAGAGATTGTAGCAAACACACCACAACAAGCAATAGACCTTCTAAATAAGTCATATGGCTTAAATTTAGATAGAGATACAATAGGAGATTATTTTAAATTGATAGAAGTACTAGAAGCAGGACTATCCCCACAGGATTTAAACGCTGTATATGATACTTATCTTAAGATATTAGATAGCACTAGAGCAGATATACCAGAAGATCTACAGGCTTATTGGATAAAAAATCAAGAAAGATTAGGGTTAAAAGGTAAATTCTTACCGGATAATTCAAATTTAACACAATATAAAGTATAATATGTCAGGAGTAGCAGGAGGAAATAGAATAGAAAGAGGGGATGTACATAATACATTCAACAAATACGTAGAAGAAGTTCTAAGTAAAGTACCAGGCTTCAAGAAAGCTTCTCTATCTGGATCTGTAAAAGCAGGAACAAAAGCTGACTTTGGAGACTTAGATATTATTGTTTGGTTTGAAGGAGATGATAAGAGAGAGGTTAAACAAAGACTTATCGATGCAGCTCTAGCTCTTCCACAAAACATAATTGTACCTTTTAAATCAGAAAAATATACCGGAAGAAGGTATTATAACTCAGGTGAACTAATCTCAGTACTCTATCCAATTGTAGGAAAGGAAGATCAATATATTCAGGTTGATAATATTATATCTCTTACAGAAGAAGAACATGCCTTTAAAGGATCATTCTTAGACCTACCAGCTGAAAAGCAAGGACTGTTAATAGGGCTAGCAAAAGTAATTTTACTTGAGCAAGACCCACAAGATGTATTCAGAAGAATGGGTATTTCAAATGTACCTAATCTAGAAAAAGGTGAAGAGTTTGAATTTAACCTATCATCGGTAAAACTATCTTTAAGAAAAGTAAAACTAGAAAACTTTAGAGAAATAGCAAGAGAAGAGGTATGGTCAACAACAGCTTGGGGTACTATTAAGATACTATTTAAAGGATTTAATATAGACGGTTCTTTCGAAGACCTATTAGATGATGTTGCTAAAAAACTTACAAATGCTAGATCTAAAAATAGAATAGCAGGTATTTTTAAATCAATGGTATCTGTTAAATCAGGAGAAGTTGGAACAGCTAAAGGAAAAGGTAAAGAAGATGCATTAGAAAAAGTAGCACAAACACTTGCAGAAGCATTGGATGATGGATCCGAAGTAGTAGCTTTATATGCTGGAGGATTCAAACCACCACACCTTGCTCACTTTGAAAATGCCAAATTTCTATCTACTAAAGCAGACAAAATTGTAATATTTATCGGACCTAAGATCAGAGAAGGTGTAAAAATTACAGCAGAACAATCAAAAGCTATTTGGGAAATCTATGCAAAATACATAAACGTACCAATGGAGATTGTAATCAGTAAAGTAACTCCAATATTAGATACATATGAATGGATTGATGCAAATCAAGACAAAGTAACAAGCATTATTACAGGAGCTATGGCTGATGAAATGGGTAAATTCTCTGGAATAGAAAAGAGAAAAGAAAAAGGTGAGTATAAGAATGTAGAAGTAAAAGAACTACCTGTTATTACAAATAAAGAAGACGATAAATTCTCAGCAACTGATATTAGAAAGTCAGAAAAGTTCTTATTAGAAGGCAAATGGATGCCAAAAGTAGTATCAAAAGAAGATAAGCAAGCAATCCTAGATATTATAACTCCTCAAAAAGAAGATTCAGTAGAAGATAAAATGCTAACTGCAGTAGATAACGTATTTGAAAGTTTCTTTCCAAAGAAAACTAAAAAAGAAGTAATACAAGAAGGGTCAGCAGGAACACCTATACAGCCATCAGGAGCTATTCCATCAAAGGATAGAGAAAACTTAATACACCTCTTTAGCCAACTAAAATCAACTATTAATTCAGAAAAGTATACAGTAGTATTTGAGCAAGATAGAATAGGAGTATACATAAAAACGTATGCAGATGTAAGCTTTGACCAAACACCTCAACAAAAAACACTACCAGAAGGAGCAGAGCAAGAAAAATTCGACTACACACCTTACATAGGATCTCTTTTAGAGTATATGTTAGATGAGAAGATGAATATTACACCGTTACCGGAAGTAAAAATCAGATATGACGAAGAACAAGCAAACGACTTCTTCGGTAAAACAGCTTACTATGATCCAAATAAGCAAGAAGTAGTATTATATGTAATGAATAGACATCCAAAAGATGTCTGTAGATCATTCTCTCATGAAATGATTCACCATATGCAAAATATGGAAGGAAGACTTGAAGGATTAGCAGCTACTACTAATACAAATGAAGACGATTACTTACAGGAAATAGAAAAAGAAGCTTACCTAAAGGGTAATATTACATTTAGAAACTGGGAAGACGGATTAAAAAGTAATAAAGAGGTTATGGCAGAAGGAAGATACGATAAAATTAGTAATCAAGCATCATCAGACTTGTTTAGAGGCTGGAAAGAAGCATTTAATGCAGGAGAAAAGAGTATAGGATTTGAAGAAACTTATTCAAATGGTGATGTAGAATTCGACGTAGAAGGTACTTTAGTACTAACACCAGGAACCGGTAAAATGGAAGTCTTAGAAAGTACAGGAGCAGGCTTTGACGAAGATGGAGATTTTATTATAGTAGATATCGCTATTGATCCAGAACTATTACCAGGCTTTTGGGAAGAGATTTCAATGACTTTAAAAGATCTTTTCAGACATGAAATTGAACACCTAACACATAATAAAGGAGGAGTATCTACAAATCCTTCTAAAATAATGAGAGGTGATTTAGCAAAAAGAGATAAGATAAGAGCAGGAGAAAAGCCAATAGGAGATTATTTTAAACTTAAAAAAGAAATAGATGCAAACCTACAGGGAATGTATTTTAGAGCTAAAAAAGAAAAAAGACCATTTGCAGATGTTGTAAATAGTTACTTAGATGCTCAAGATATTACACCTCAAGAAAGAGAGGAAATACTTACATTATGGCGTAACAGACTTCCTGCATTAGGATTAAAACAAACATTATAAAAATAAAAAGGTTATGGGAAAATTAGCAGACTTATTACTAGAAGAATCAGACTTCATGCCTAAATATCAGATATATTGTGATATGGATGGAGTATTAACAGACTTTGAAAAGAGATTTGTTACATTATTACAACAAGAAGGTCCAAAGTACTATTCAAAAGCGACAATTGCTCAAGTAACAAGGCCTAAACACTTTGATAAACTAGAAGGAACAGAAGAGTTTTGGAAGTTTATTGATCAGTATATTGGATTAGAGTTCTGGTCAGAAATGGAATGGATGCCAAATGGTAGAGAGTTATGGAACTTTATACAACCATACGGACCAAAACTTTTAACATCTCCTTCCAGAGACAATACCTCAAGACTTGGTAAAAGATTATGGGTAAAAGAAAACCTAGTACCTGCCCCTGAAGTCTTATTTAGGTTTGGAGATGCTAAGTCGGATTTTGCAAATGAAAATGCTATATTAATAGACGATAAGCCTTCCAACCTCGCTGCATTTTCTGCTAAAGGAGGAATAGCAATAGAGGTAAAAGACGGAGAAATACAATCGGTTATTAATAAATTAAAACAACTTGGTTATGGGCGAGAGCTTACTTAAAAAAGAATTCAAATCAAAAGACGTAAATAGAGCTAGAAATTTAGTTAAAAAAGACTTCTCAGCAAAGACTGTAGACGGTGTTGGATACTCTAAAGCACAGGTTGCTTATAAAGAGGGAGACATTTGGGAAGAGAATGGAAGAAACTGGACTATTAAAGATGGATTAAGACAAAATATTACAAAACTAGACTCAGCAAAAAAAGCTTTACAAATACCTTTAGCATGTCCAAAATGTAAAGGATCTATGAATTATTATCTCAGTCATAAAATGTATAAGATACATAAGATGTGCTTTGATTGTGTAATTGATTATGAAGCAGAATTAAGAAAAGCAGGTCTATATGAATCATATGAAAAGAATATGATGCAAGGAAGTCTTAAAGCTTTTGCAAGAGATATTGAACAATGGGTATTGGATACATTAGAGACAACTAATAGCTTTGTAACAGAACAAGGAGACTTAGAAGACTGGAATAGTAATGATTCGAAATTTAAAGAACAAATAAACAGTAATCTTCAAGAATATTTAAAGCATATAAAAAGTCATATAGAAGAGTAATAAGTTTTTGTTACTATTTATTTTTAAACAGTAAATAGTATTTGACTTATGGCAAAAGCAGCACAATCTTCCGTTAAAATAGAGAGACCTAAAGTATCTAGACCTGGAGTTCATGCAAAATCTAAAACTTCAAAATTGAAGAGTTCTAAGAACTATAAAAAACTTTACAATGGACAAGGGAAGTAGTAAAAAATTAAAACAATTACTACAAGAAGCAGATAACCCTCAAGCAGGTAAAGCAGCACCTTATGGTTCAGGATATGCAAAGGTAAAACAAGCAATTCATGAACTTGTAAAAGAAGTTCTTTCAGAAAAAGTAAAAGGCGTTGACGGTAAAGCTTGTTGGAAGGGATACAGGTATGCTGGTACTAAAGATGGAAAAGACATCTGTGTAAAAATTACAAAATAATATGAAGCTACTACAACTATTAAAAGAAGCAAAAGAGGTATTAGAAGACTTCGCTAAAACCAGAGGAGAAGGTGCAGCTAAAATAGCATCAAATGCTCAAGAAAAAGGAGGACTTGCTTTGCTAACCTGGCATCATTTCAAAGTAAAAGCTCCGTATTATAAAAAAGCTTCTGAAGGAAAGCTTGATATGGAACAAGCAAAGAAAGAGTACGAAGAGACTTATAAAAAGATCTCTCTAGATATGACTCAAATTGAATTTCAAAGAGAGGTAGGAAGACTAGAAGTACTAGGAGAATTGCTAATAAAGAATAAATAATGTCAACACTAAATACATCTATACCTCACTTCTATGCTAAGATGAGAATAGAACACCTCTACCAGCATGACGGGAGAGAAGGTATGCAAGATGTAATAGTATTTGGAGCACAATCTGTAGGAGGTAGAGCTCTTACCTTCCATATAATGACTGATGAAGGAGCTGTTAGATCAAGAGTTCCAATTCATATGCTTGCCTGGAAAGATGATGCACCAAAAATGGCTTTAGACCATTTACAACTATGGGATTGTTTTGGACATGAAGTATCATGTACAGCATACGATTACTTACTCCAATCAAGAGTAAAGGCAATATTTAAAGACGGTAGTAAAGAGTGGGGAAATTATATTATGACCTTTGATTGGTTTAATAATCCATATTCTAACGAACCAACACAATACAAGGCAGCACATCTAATTAAATTAGATAACGGAAATTTTACTCTTCAGCCTAATAATAGATTAATGTGGAGAGATATGTCTTTTGTAACTCAACCATTTCCTGAAAAACCGGATTGGATGATTGATAATAAAGAGTGGTTTTGCGAATCAGTTTCCGATAAATGGACAATGGAAAAAGGTAATGAAAATATTTACTACTACACTTTAGAAAATGAAAAAAAGTCAACTAAAAAAGATAATTAAAGAGGTATTAGATGCTTCAACACCTGCTCCTAGTGAAATACCGGGAGGACTAGCACAGTTTGCTACTATTGGAGATTTAGCTACAATGCATAATCTTCCTTTAGATCAAATCATAAAGCAGATAGTAAAAGGAGTAAAGACAGAATCAGAACATACAACAGATTTAGATATTGCTATGGAAATAGCTTTTGACCATGTATATGAAGATCCTAAATATTACGATAAATTATCCAACATAGAAGAAGGTAAACATGACCCAGTAGAACCGGGTATTTTAAAAAAAAGGTTAGGTAAACTTACCTGTTCAAAAGTAAGAGCAGAAAGAAGTAAATTAGAAGACAAGGGTACTCATTATGCAAAAGCATTGCAGAGATACTTAAATTACCATTGTCAGTAAAATAATTTACTATTTATTTGTATATATGATTAAAAATAACTATCTTTAGATATTATAATATGAAGAAATTAGTAAGAATAGTAGAAGCAGGAGAAAAGACAGCATTTATCCAAACAGCTAGAGGAGAAAAGAAGACGATCGAATATAAAAAAGACGATGAACTTACAGGTTTGAAAGATAATCAGGATATTGCAAAAATTGATACTGCAGATGGTAAGAGAATAAAAGAAGAAGTACGAAAATATACTGCTCAAGAATCAGCAGCTGTAGGAAAAGCAGTAGCTAAATCTCTTGTAAAAGTTCTTAGAGCTCAAGGAGATGAAATCTCAAAACTAAGACTTACAGGAATAGGAGTTGATAGATTTAATATCCACGTTGAATATGGAAATGAAAAAGGAGTAGATACTTTTAAATTTGACCTAAACCCACAAGGTACTGCTATCATATTAGACTTAGGAAACGAACCATTAGAGCTAGTAGACTTCGTGATAACACAAGGTAATACTGTTTCTCTACCTACTCCTGAGTTAGAAGATAAACTAGGTGATGCAATGAAAAAGTATGTGGGAGAACCTACAGATGCTGAATATGATAATATGGCAGCAATGCAAGAGCCGACAGATCCTTCTCAATTTGCAAAAGAATTAAACGAAGATGATTGGAAACAATCAGACGACGAATCTACAATGGCAAAAGCACAGTTAAAATCTATTCAATCCAATGCAAGTAAGTTGATGAATATAATAGGAGATAACGAGCAATTAGATGCATGGGTTCAAGCCAAGCTAACAAAAGCAGAAGATTATTTAGACTCAGCAGCAGGATACCTAGAATCAGAAGAAGATGAAGAGGGTCATCAACCTGTAGCACTTGCAATAGCTTTAAATGAAAAGAAAGCTACATATTGCGGAAGATGTGGACATACCCATGTTAAGGGTACACCTTGTCCAAGACCTTTTAAAAATGAAGCATTAGATGCAGTTGGAAAAGAGGATGACGATATTAATAATGATGGAAAAGTCGATAAGACTGATAAATACTTAAAAAACAGAAGAAATACTATCTCTAAAAAGATAACTAAAGAAGAACTGAGAGAATTAATGCTTGAAGCATATATCGAAGTTCTTAAAGAAGAAGAAGGAGCAGTATTAGAGACATCTACAGATGAAATACTAGGAAAATTTCCTACAGTAAAGAAAGCAATAACATCTCTATTTACAAAAGAATATCCAGAATTTGTAACAGATATAAGATGGGTAGCACCAAAACCTTCCACATTTGCAGTTGATCTTAAAAACGGTCAATCATTTAACTTAAAATGGATGGGTAAAGGATTTGAAGCACAAATAGAAGGTAAAAAATACTACTTAGATACTTTACAAGACTATCAACAAGCTTTAGATAAGATAAACGATATACTTAAGAACGGACCAATCACACAAGGTGAAGAACCAGGTGGAGAAGAATTCGGAGCAGATCCAGCAGCACCAGCAGGTGGAGGAGGAGGAGATTTTCCAGGTGGAGAAGCTGGAGGAGAGCCAGCAGCTGAATTTGGAGCAGAAGAAGCACCAGCAGGGGAAGAAGAAGCAGGAGCAGAACCAGAAACACCAGAAGCACTTTAATGAGCGTAATAGATAAAATAGTTGCAGAATGGGCTTTCCGTTGTAAAAAAGGATACCCGGATATGAATAATCCTAGCGATATAAAAATATTGAAAGAGATTTATTCAGAATATGGGGTAGTCTTGGAAGAGGAAAAACCAGAAAAAAAGAAAGAGGATGGAGTAACTCAAGAAGATCTAGCAGTATTAAGAAGTGCTTTTGAAAATATAAAAGTACCTTACTCAAAGTACTTATCTATCTTTAATTATTTTGATCCAAATTCTTTAGGAACAATCTCAGAAGTATTATTAACAAAGTTACTTAATACCGTAGACAATGTACAAGCTCAACACGTTGGAGGAGCTCAAGGACTTGCAGATATAATAATAAACGGGCATCATATTTCACTGAAAACAACTGCAAAAGGAAAACCTATAGGATTAGGTTCGGATGAAGTAAATATAAGTCCTTCTGATTCTAAAGAAGTAGTAAGTACTTTAAATGCATTATACAAGCAAGACCCTACACTAAAAAATCTTTCTATAAGTGAACTACAGGGTAAGATTCCTGACGAAACATATAATAATATTAATAAACGATTATCCTCTATTGCTAAAAAAATAGCAGGAGAGTTAAATAAAGAGGTTTTTGTGTGGATAGAAAAGATATATAAACAGAAACTTCTTACAGGAATTGTTATCCATGTGGTAAAGTATGATCTTAATAAAGCGTTAAATACTTTCCTACAAAGTAAAATATCAGTAACAGAAAAAGCTTGGGGAGTAGTGGATGCAGCAGGTAAAGCAATAATTAGTGCAGATACCTCAGGAAAACACCTCAATATTACACCAGAATTTGTGTATAGTAGTTCAAGAGGTACTAATACAGCTATTGACTTAGAAGTAAATTTAAAATATTCATCAGAAGAAGTACAACAAAAAGTATCAGATAAAGTGTTTAAGGCTCTTAATACAATATACTCTGAACTTTTTTAGTTAAAAACAAACTATTTATAAACAAAAATAAAACACAATGGCAGATAATTTCAACTTAAGAACATTCTTAACAGAGAATAAACTTACTAAAAATGCACAGCTTCTTTCAGAAGGAATAGAGTTTAACGGTAAACCGGTAAACGTTGGATCGGTAGAAATCGATGGAATAGATACAGAAGATTACCCAGACTTTGTAGATGCATATATTGCAGCAGCAGAATACGAAGACGGTACTCCATTAACAGACGAAGAATTAGTACAGTTTCAAGAAGAAAATTACGATTTAGTAAGCCAAATGATTCACGATGATCAGCTATACTTAGAAGCAAAGAAAGAAGATGGTATGGAAGAAGCATCTAGCGAGGATATGGCTTATACTGAAAAAGTTGACGAAGCTTTAGCAGAAAGTAAATTAACTGCTAAAGAAAGACGTTTAGTAGAAATGGTTCAAAATGCTTTAGGAGAAGAAAATGTAGATTATACAATGGGACGTCAAGACGATCCAAATCAACTACCAAACCCAGCACCAGAACTTAACATACCAGAAGGAGAAGCTAATATAGAAGAAGCAAAACCTCTTCCAAAATATGAATCAATTGAAGAATTGATGAAAGAGATTGAACACGGTACTAACGAAGCAGCTCACAAATACAAAATGGATGAGATGAAAAGAGTTTACGAGGCTTTAGAGGCTAAAGTAGGGTCTTTAGAAGAAGGAGAGCATGCTGAGCATATCGATCAAAAAGCTGTTAAGCAAATGCGTAAAGATATTGCAACATTAAGAAAAGCAGAAGAGAAATTAAGAAAAGAATTTGATAAAAAATTCTCAGGTAAAGAAAAGAAAGAAACTCCAGCTAAAGAAAAAGCAGTAGAAGCTTTACAAGAAGGATTCAACTTAAGAAAATTCTTAGCAGAAAACAGAAAATAAGATTACTCAATAGTAAACAAGCCCACTCCTTAAAGGTGGGTTTTTTTATATACACATATTTATAATATATAAGTATATAATATGTCACAAGCAGATATAAAACAAATAGTAGCACAGGAGTACATAAAGTGTGCAAAAGATCCGGCTTACTTCATGAAGAAGTATTGCTACATACAGCATCCAACAAGAGGTAGAATCTTATTTAACCTCTACCCATTCCAGGAAGGAGTATTACATTTATTCAGAGATGAAAAGATGTTGATAACTCTAAAATCAAGACAGTTAGGAATCTCTACATTAGCCTCGGCCTACGCTTTATGGTTAATGATCTTTCATAAAGATAAGAACGTACTGGCATTAGCAATTACTCAAGCAACAGCTAGAAACCTTGTAACTAAGACGATTTTCATGTATGAGAATCTACCAAAATGGTTACAGTTGCCCTTTACAGAGAAGAATAAATTATCTCTTAGACTTAAAAACGGTTCTAAAATCACAGCTAAATCATCTAATGCAGATGCTGCTCGTTCAGAAGCGGTATCGTTACTGCTAATAGATGAGGCTGCTTTCATTGATAATATTGAAGAAACATTTACTGCAGCACAACAAACACTTGCTACAGGGGGTCAATGTATGGCTCTTTCTACTCCAAATGGTGTAGGAAACTGGTTCCATAAAACATGGGAAAAAGCTGAAGCAGGAGAGAATGGGTTTGTACCAGTTAAATTAAAATGGGATGTGCATCCTGAAAGAGCACAAGACTGGAGAGATGAACAATCAAGACAATTAGGAGAGAAACATGCCGCTCAAGAGTGTGACTGTGACTTCCTATCATCTGGAGATTCAGTAATTGAGGTTGAAAATATGGCTTTTTACGAAGAGACATATGTAAAAGAGCCGATGGAAAAGAGAGGCGTAGATGGAAATCTTTGGATATGGGAATCACCTGACTATCAAAAGTCTTATATGGTTGTTGCCGATGTCGCTAGAGGGGACTCTACTGACTACTCTGGCTTCCATGTCTTTGATATCGAAAGCTGTACACAAGTGGCAGAATATAAAGGTAAGATATCACCTAAAGAATACGGAAACGTATTGGTAGGAATAGCAACAGAGTACTGTGATGCACTTCTAGTAATAGAGAATGCCAATATTGGATGGTCAACCATTGAACAAGTACTATCCAGAGAGTATAAAAACCTATACTATTCATCAAGATCAGATAATGAGACAGTTGAATCGTATATGGCTAAGTACGAAAGAGATAAATTAGTACCTGGATTCACAATGTCTCTTAAAACAAGACCTCTGGTAATAGCTAAAATGACTGAATACATACGGGAAAGATCGGTTATAGTGCAATCTAAGAGGTTATTAGCCGAAATGAGAGTATTCATATGGAGAAATGGTAAAGCACAGGCACAATCGGGGTATAACGACGATTTAATTATGGCTTTTGCAACAGCTTTATATGTTAGAGATACAGCTATTCGTATGAGACAACAAGGAATGGATCTTTCAAGAGCTACAATGAATGCTTTTGTTGGATTGAATCAAAGAGATCCTGGCGTATATAACGTTGCTCCTATGCAGAATAATCCTTATCTTATGGAAACGCCATATGGTCAAGAGGACTTAACCTGGCTAATAAGATAAGTTACTATTTATAAATAAAACATTTTAAAATGGCAGAAAGAAATTTATTTAACTCTCTCCAGAGATTATTCTCGACTGATATATTAGTTAGAAACGTAGGAGGGGATGAGTTGAAGATTGCTGATATTAATCACATACAATCAACAGGGAAATATCAAACCAATTCACTATTGGATAGATTCTCTCGTCTATATATTTACAATAATAAAAATATATTTAACCCAAACCTTAATTACCAGACATTAAGGATACAACTTTACTCAGACTATGAAGCAATGGATTCAGATCCACTTATTGCTTCCACTCTAGATATACTAGCAGATGAGTCTACACTAAAGAGTGCAATGGGAGAGGTTCTTTCTATTAAATCTACAGACGAAAACATACAAAGAGTCCTTTATAATTTATATTACGATGTATTGAACATCGAATTTAACCTATGGTCATGGGTTAGAAATATGTGTAAGTACGGGGACTTCTTTTTAAAATTAGAAATATCAGAAAAATTTGGTGTTTATAATGTTCTTCCTTATACAGTTTACCATATGGTAAGACATGAAGGGATGGATAAAGAAGATCCAACTAAAGTAACATTCTCAATCGATCCAGACGGATTAGCTTCTTCATCAGATCCAAACTATATTCCAAATAATAGTAAGTCAGTTATCGCTTTAGATAATTACGAAGTAGCCCATTTCAGATTACTATCAGATACAAACTACCTTCCTTATGGTAGAGCTTATATTGAACCAGCTAGAAAAATTTACAAGCAATTGACTTTAATGGAGGATGCAATGTTGATTCACAGAATCATGAGAGCTCCTGAGAAGAGAATGTTCTACATTAACGTAGGATCTATTCCACCAAACGAAGTTGAGCAGTTCATGCAAAAAACAATTAACAATATTAAGAAAACTCCATATGTAGATCCACAAACAGGTCAATATAACTTGAAATTCAACATGCAAAACATGATGGAGGATTTCTACTTACCGGTTAGAGGAGGAGATACATCTACAAGAATTGAGACTACTAAAGGATTGGAGTATGATGGTACAAACGATATCGAATACTTAAGAGATAAGATGTTTGCAGCACTAAAAGTGCCAAAAGCATATTTTGGATTTGAAAAAGACCTTACAGGTAAAGCAACTCTTGCAGCAGAAGATATTCGTTTTGCTAGAACAGTAGAAAGAATTCAAAGAATTGTAGAAAGTGAATTAACTAAAATTGGTTTAGTACATTTATACTCGCAAGGATTCGACAAAGAGTCTTTAGTAAACTTTGAAATTAAATTAACTACTCCTTCTATCATTTATGAACAAGAAAAAGTAGCTCTTTGGAAAGAGAAAGTTGACTTAGCAACTCAAATGCAAGCAACCAAACTATTCTCTTCAGACTATATCTACGATATGTTATTTGATATCTCAGAAGATAAGTATAACGAAATGAGAGAACTTATTAGAGAGGATGCTAAAAGAGAGTTTAGAATATCTCAAATTGAAAACGAAGGAAATGATCCAGTAGCTACAGGACAGTCTTTTGGAACACCTCACGATTTAGCTTCAATATACGGAAGAGAACAAGGAGAATTACCAGCAGGGTATGACGAAACTAAACCTGGAAGACCTAGAGAGAAAATGTCTATACTAGGCACAAATGCAGACCCTGTAGGAGGAAGAGATAGACTAGGAGTTCAAGGAATGAAAGGCGGCTTTCCAAGTGATAATGAAAATGTAAAAGAAAACATAAACAATACAATGTCAGTTTTTCTTAGAAACAAGAATATATTTATTCCTAAAAAGCAAAATATCTTTGAAGAAGAAGCAGAGAAAGAATCGGATCTCTTAAATGAAGAGAATATTAAAGATTTAGATAATTAAGCACTATTTATAACAAAGACATACCTAAGATGCGTATTAAACACAGTAAGTATAAAAACACAGGCTTAATATTTGAACTATTAGTAAAGCAAATAGCAGCGGATACCTTATCTAAAAGAGATTCCCCGGCATTGACAGTACTAAGAAAATTTTATACAGGAAACACAACACTAGTAAGAGAGTTTAAATTATACGATTTTGTACTAAAAAATAAAGGCATTGGCCCTAAAAAAGCAGAATCAATACTAAGCACCATTGTAGAGATTTCTAGAAAACTAGATGCAAAATCTCTTAGTAAGCAAAAATATGAGCTTATAAAAGAACTTAAGAGTCATTACGATTTAGAGGAGTTCTTTTCTATTAAGGTAGAAGCATATAAGCCTCTAGCAGCTTTATATTGTTTAATGGAAGCACAAAATGCAGCAGAACTTGTAGACCTAGATGTATTTGTTGACAATAAAACTACAATACTTGAGCACTTAACTCAAAGTAAAACAGCAGCCGGTCAAGTAAAAAATGCTTTAATTGAAGAGTATTCTAAATATGATAAAGATTTAAGACTTTTAACATATAAAATATTACTAGAGAAATTTAATCACCAATATAAAGATTTACTTCCAGAACAGAAAAACATCTTGAAGGAATTTATAGTATCAGTTAACTCTTCTACAAGACTAAGAAACGTAGTAAATGAAGAAATGACTAAATTACAAGTAGAGATTTCTAAATTAAAAAAGAATATTACTGATAAAGTAGTAAAAATTAAATTAGAAGAGATTCAAAAAGTAATTATTCCTATAAAAAATACACAAAAAGTAGATGATAATCATTTAGTTTCATTAATGCAGTACTATGAATTAGTAAATGAATTAAGAAATCTATGAAAAGATCAGAAGTACTAAAAGCAATACAGGAAGTATTGGCAGAAATGTCAACAACAGCAGGTATGGCAGTACCATCAACTCCATTTGCTTTTTCTAAAAAAGGACAAGGTAAAAATACAGCTACTAAAACAGCTGAAAAATTAGGTTATAAAACAGTTGAAAGACCTAAACGTCCTTCACACACAAAAATGTTTGATTACTTAGACGAAAATAAATAATATGAGAACTTTACAAGAAAAATATAACGGAATTCAAGAGGGAAAATTCTCTAAAGAACATTTCTTAGCTGAAGCTAGAATGCAACTTCCAAACTTAATAACTCGTTTCAATGGATACGATGATGCTGTTCAGATTTTAAAGAACAGAGGAATGATTCAGGAAGCTAGAGTAGAAGAAGCTAGACTTACTAAAAACAATCTAACAGATTACAGATTCAAACCAACTAACGAAATGGATAAGTATCCATACGAACAGATTCTTAGAGGAATCAGAGTTGAGTTAGAGGTAGCAGGGGTTCTTGGAACACCAACAGCAGAAGAATATTCAAAAGCATTAGTAAAAGTATCTAAAAACTTAGCAAAAGATTCTATATTCTATACAAACCAGTTAGCAGGAGTTAATCCAAAAGTGGATCTTCATGATAAAATGGTACCTGTAACAGCAAAAAACACTGTAGATGTTTTTAACGGTATGAAAAAAGCTGAATTAAAAGAAGGCTTTAAAAAACTAATTAAAAAAGTATTATCTGAAGAGGTAATGGATGTTGAAAGCTATAAAGAAGACGAAGTATACGAAATGTACGGAGAAGATGAAGCAGATGACATTCCACATCCAAGAGGATACGAAGACCAAGACGAAATCGACTACGATGACGAAAACTTCTCAGATCCTTTCATTGATGACCCAGATTTTCAATTTGAATCAACAGATACTGAAGCTGACAAAGATATGGTTCGTAAATTAATGACCATGTACGAAACAGAGCCTTCTAAATTTGAAAAATTACACAAGCAAGCACAAACTCAAGCATCTACTTCTAAAGATATTAAATTTAAACATTTATTATCTCTAATTGATAGAGCTAAAGCAGGAGCTTTACAGAGTTTATCTAATCAAGATAAAGCACAAGCTGATAGTGAAGGAATGGATGAAGATCTTTACAAAGGAAAAAAATCGTTATCTGAATTATTAAAATAAGAAAGATGAACAATTTATTAGTAAATGTAACTCCTTTCAAAGGAATGCTTACCGAATCAAAGGCTAAACCCGGAGTATTCGAAGTAACAGGCATTATGCAGAGAGCAGGAGCTAAGAATCAAAACGGAAGAATCTACAAAAGAGAAATTCTTGAAGAAGAAGTAAAAAATTATGTAGAGAATTTTGTTAAGATAGGAAATGCATACGGAGAATTAGATCATCCAGAATCAGCAATTGTCTCTTTAAAAAACGCATCACACGTTGTAAAAGACTTATGGTGGGATGGAGATGACTTGATGGGTAAAGTTGAATTACTAAATACACCCTCAGGAAATATCGTAAAAGAAATATTAAGAGGAGGACATACAATTGGAATCTCTTCAAGAGGAACAGGATCAGTATCACAAACCAATGAAGGAACTTTAATGGTACAGGATGATTTTGAATTAGTATGTTGGGATTTCGTTTCTAATCCATCAACACAAGGAGCTTTTATGAATCCAATTTCACTAAACGAAGGAAAACAATCAGTAGGAAAATACGATAGATTAGATTCTATTATTAACAATATATTAAGAGCATAATGGAAAATAATTTCGACATACACAATTGGCAAGCTAAACACTTGACAAAATTACTAAAAGAAAATACAGTGCAAGAAGGAGGAGGATACGTAGAAGTGATGGGACCTCGTTTTGATGAAGCAATAGAAGCAATACAATTAGCTTGGGAAGAATGGAAAAACGGACCTATGACAGAGCCAGAAGATATTCCTCAAGCAAAGCAAGACATATTAGACTACATAGTAAGTCTTTTAAAATAAAAACACAGCCCACCCCATAAAGGTGGGTTTTTTATGTTTTAAAAATATATGTATATTTATTTAAGAATATATCACGATCCTTATGTGATATCTACTACAAAGTAAAACATTATTACGCTACTACTTAATAAGCGTACGACAAACAAACACAAATTAAAATGTCAAACAAAGATTTATTAAAGCAAGCTATTGCTGAAGCGAAAACTATTCGTGAAGCTGCAATTGCCAACGCTAAAGAAGCTTTAGAAGAAACATTAACTCCACACTTAAAAGAAATGCTTGCTCAAAAGTTGCAAGAAATGGAAGATAAAGAAGATGAGGTAGTTGAAGAAAACATCTATGAAGCTGAAGAAGAAGAGGTAGAAGCAGGAGAAGGAGAAGAAGGAGCTGAAGAAGAAGCTGGTGAAGAAGAAGAAGGTAACGAAGAAGAAGAATTAGAAATCGAAGATATGTCTGTTGAAGACTTGAAAGATCTAATTAGAGATATCGTTGCACAAGAAGTAGGTCATGACGAATCAGAAGAAGAATTACCAGGCGAAGAAGCTCCAGCAGGAGAAGAAGATATGGTAAGTATGGATGGTGATTCAGAAGAGATCGATATTAACGAATTATTAGCAGAATTGGACGAAATGGACAAGGAAGAGGTTAAAGAAGAGAACATAAACGAAATGGGACCGGAGTATATCGAAGGAGCAGCACAGCTTGTTGAAATGTTTCCATTCTTAACTATGCAAACCGCATCATTAGTTATAGGAGCACTTGGTGCAGCAGGTCTAGCAGGATTTTCTGCAATTGCTGCTAAAGTAATGGATATGGCCCTAGCAGGTAAATTTGGAACAACAGGTAAAGCTTTTGCTGAAAAATTACAAGCAGCAGGTGGTGCAGCAGCCAAAGTTACCCAAAACAGAGAAGGTGTTGAAGCAGTAAATGAAGAAGAAAATATAGATGAAAATATCGATATTATCTATCAACTTATTGATGCTTTCCCATTCTTAACTAACCAAACTGCACAATTAGTAGTTGGAGCTTTAGGAGCAGCAGGTCTTACAGGATTATCTGCTATCATGGCTAAAGTACACGAAATGGCTAAAAACGGAGTTTTTGGTGAAAAAGGAAAACAAATCGGAGATAAATTATCCGATGTTGGTAGTGCAGCAGCAGGAGCAAGAAACGTATCTGAAGAGTCTGAAGAATTAAACGAAGCTTTAAAGACAGTTAAAATCTTAAGAAACCAACTTCAAGAAGTTAATCTTCTAAATGCAAAATTACTTTATGTAAATAAAGTATTCAAATCAACTAACTTATCTGAAGGTCAAAAAGTAAATGTTATCGCAGCATTTGACAAAGCCGAAACAGTTAAGGAAGTAAAATTAGTTTTCGAAACAGTTTCTAAAAATGTAGTTACTAAACCAGCCGCATTAAAAGAGCACAGATCTTTTGCTTCTAAAGCAACAGGTAACGCAAACACAACTGCACCAAAAGAAATCTTATCAGAAGTATCTGAGCAAGTATCAAGATGGCAGAAGTTAGCAGGAATTATTAAATAAAAAAATAAAAAACACAAAAAACCACAATGGAATTAAATCAATTATTCGAAGGGGCGAACAACTATAAGACTTTACAAGCTGATGCAGCTCGTTTGTCTGGTAAATGGGCCAAATCAGGTTTGTTAGAAGGAATTTCTAACGAAATCGAAAGAAACAACATGGCTATGATTCTTGAGAATCAAGCAAAACAAATCGTATCAGAAAATACTACAGGTACAGGTGCAATGGGTACTTCTACAGGTGGTGCTGAGCAATGGGCTGGAGTAGCTTTACCATTAGTACGTAAAGTATTCGCTCAAATCGCAGCTAAAGATTTCGTTTCTGTACAACCAATGAACTTACCTTCAGGACTTGTATTTTACTTAGACTTTAAATACGGTACAAACGCAGTAGGTAGAACAGACGGGGATAACCTTTACGGTAACGTTTCTACAGCTAACTCTAAAATTGGAGTAGATGTTGATCCATCAGGAGGTTTATACGGAGCAGGTCAATTTGGTTACTCAATCAACTCTGCATCTTCTGCAGGAGTTTACAGTACTACTGGATCAGCAGTATCTTCTTCTATCGCATACCAAGATGGAATAAATCCTTCAAACTATTTTACATTAGCATTCGGAACAGGAAGTATCGCAGGATTCGATCCTAAAGGTGTTAGAGCATTCAGACTTTACTCTGCTTCAGTAGATGTAACTTCTAACCCAGAACTTACTTTCTTATCTTCTTCTGCAGCAGGAGAATATGTGAAATTCGTAGGATTAGCATCAGGAATCACTACAGGATCTTTCACAGCTACTGTAAAATACCAAATGCAACCAACTGACAGATCAAGAGGTGACTTCGAAGACGGAGGAACTAACCCAGCAGGAAACAACAACGGAACTATTAAAATTCCTGAAATCAACGTATCATTAGCTTCTGAAGCTATCGTTGCTAAAACAAGAAAATTAAAAGCACAATGGACTCCAGAGTTCGCACAAGATCTTAACTCTTACCATTCAATTGATGCTGAAGCAGAATTAACTTCATTATTATCAGAGTACATCTCTATGGAGATTGACTTAGAGTTAATGGATATGTTAATCCAAGATGCAGCTACAACTGAAAGATGGTCAGCAGTTAACAACAAAAACTGGAACCCATCAACTAATGCTTGGGAAACAGGTACATTCAATGCAGGAACTAGTTTCTACAACACTCAAGGTCAATGGTTCGGAACTTTAGGTACTAAAGTACAAAAAGTATCTAACAAAATTCACCAAAAAACTTTAAGAGGTGGAGCTAACTTCTTAGTAT